GAACATCAAACGGAACAACAGACGCTACAGCGGGTAGGGTTCTTGTCTATTTAGACTATTACGGATTATTTTAATAAATAAATAACATGGCAACATTAACAGGACAAAACATAAAAGACACATATAAGACTTTATTAAAGACAGAGTCCACTGTAGGTTTTAACGGATCTACACCAACTGTAATAGAAGATGGTGATGGCAACAATAGTTCTCTGTCTCTTAGCGAGACCAGAGCTAATATATCAGGTAATCTATCTTTAAACTTGTCTTCTACATCAACTCCTAGAGCTAACTTGCATATAGTTGGAACGGGTGTTCAAAATCTTTTAGTTCAGAATCCTAATGGTTACAATAAATTTTATGTTGGAGACTTCTTAGGAGCTTACAATGTTAAGCTTGGAGATATAGACACAGCATCTAGTGGTAACAATACTTATTTTTACGTAGAAGACTCTGAGGGTAGAGTTGTTTCTAACTCTACTTATTTTGGTATATCTCAGACTGTACCTACCTGTTCTTTACATGTTGGATCTAATTCAGGGTCTGCACTTTTTTCTTTAGGTCCAGGATCTGAAGCATTTAAAATTACTAGCAGTAGCAATAATACTTTATTTGTTGTGGATAATATCAATGATAAAATTATCGTTAATGGTGATATAGAAATGACAGGAAAAGGTTCTCTTAGACAATCAACTCAAAGAATAAAGCTTGAAGAATATTTTTCACAACTACCTTCTCTTCACGCTACACTTCATGCACCTTTAACTAACGCTGATGCTAGTCATAGTGATAATGATGCTATTATTACCGCTAGAGCAAAAGCTAATGTTAATTTTGAATATCTAGATGTTGCTGGAACATCTTCTGTATCTTGGGACACAACTATAGGTGGTGTTAAACTACAAACTGGGAGTTCGGATGATGATGAGATTTTATTGCAAGCACATCAAGAATCTAGTCAGACACTATGGGATCAAAACTCTTTTTTAACACAAAAAGAACTCGAATGGGAAACATCTATATATGTTAATGATAAAGATAACTTTGCTTTTTGGGGAGGTCTTAAAAAAAGTGGTTCTGATGATTATACAGATTCTGATCAGGCATATTTTCTTTACACCAGTGATGATGGTCCTGTTACTACAGCTCTAACAACAAATGCCAACTTACATTTTATATATTCTGTGGGAGGAACTCACTATGTTACAGATCTAGGTATAGCAGTTGCTGATACTACTTCTTATAGATTAAGAATAGAAATAGACTCCAACAGGCAAGTGTCTGCATTTGTAAACGAGGTTCAGTATGGTTTAGTAACCTCAGCAACAACTGGTGGTGCTACACAAAGTTTAGCAACAACAAAATCAAACGCCCTTACTAATGCGGTTCCTTTATTTTCTTTTATTGGGGCTAAAACTCTTAGTGCGGCAGCTAGGTATATATCTGTAGCTTACATAAAATTAAGTAGAATTATTGGGTAATTTGTGTTAATAAAAATTTTTCACTATATTAGTGACAATTTAATTTAATACAATACCATGAAAACAACAGAACAACTCATAGAGGAGATGTGCGAATCTATGAAAAATCTTCTTATAAAGAAGAATCGAGACTATGGCGATTCAGCCACCAACCCATCAACAGTATTTCCTTCAAGATCTCCAGTGGACTCTTTGTGTGCACGTATAAATGATAAGCTCATGCGTATACAGAACAAGGGTATAAATGATAAAACAGAAGACACAATATCAGATCTTATAGGATACTTAATACTTCTTAAGGTTGCGTTAAAAAAAGAAAAGTCTCAAGATACTTCATCAGATCAGCAAGTTTATACTTATGAGTTTGATTCTGAATATAATACTAATACAAAAGATGATGAGTGAAATAGAATCTATAAATCCTATTATTAGAAAGATAACTATAGGGGATTTGAAACAGGGGCTAACCTATAAGGTTGGACAGTTAATGAACGGTGGTTATATAGAGATAACTGCTATAATACAGGACGAAGCTGCTTGGTACAAGCATCAACAAGTAGTGTATGATGTTTACGTAAAAACCAAAGACGATGAGTTTTCAAAGCCATGGAAAAGGTTTTTTAGTCAACCAACAGCTATAGAGTATGATATTGAAGAACGAGAAAAATACGAAGTGATATGAAACCTATAAGAGATTATTTTTTTGTAAAAGTAGAAAAGACTCACGAAGACACCATAGAGTTAAATGGTAGAGAGTTATTTTTAGAAACAAGTTATAACGATATGCAACATGCTAGACAATATGGCACAGTTGTTGGAGTACCTATAGCTTTGTCCAACGGTATATCTATGGATGTAAAAGAAGGAGATAAAGTTTATTGTCATCACTTTTTAATAAGCGAAGAGAATAGGTTAACATACCATGATGAAGAAAAAGTTTTTAAAGTTCACTGTACCCATGTGTATGCTAGAGTTAGAAAAGGTAAACTTAAGATGTTAAATCATTGGAACTTTGTTAGACAGAAAATAGAAGACGAATCTAACTACATCACAGAGTCTGGTATATATATAAAGCCAGAAGCAGAAGATGAAGAGCTATATGGATATATAGAATATATGAATGATGAAATGAAAAAAATGGGCTTAAAAAAAGGAGATGAGGTTATATTTTCTAAAAATTCTGAATATGATATGAAGATAGAGGGTGATAAGTTGTTAAGAATGCGTAACTTTGACATATTAGCAAAAGTAGAAAAATGATGACTAAAGAAGAAATATTAGATATATGCGTTTCAAACTCATATGATATACTAACGGGTAGAAAAACTATAGATCAGATATTAACTTCAAAAAGTCCAGCTTGTTTTTTGTGGAATATGGTGGAGGAAGATTTAACAGAACAAGACCTAGATGAGTGTATAGACTTTATGATAGAGTATTATGAAGACTTGGAGGAGTATGAAAGGTGCTCTGTGTTGCTAAATATGAAAGTAAATGAAAGAAGTAGATGTTAATAAAAAGCTACAAAGTCTTATAGACTCTGGGAACAAAGCTTTTGATCTTTTGCTGGAGGAAGTTAAGAAACCTATAGATCCAGATCTTCAGGATGACAAAGCTAGAAACGCTATGAAAGCTAAGAAAGAGTGTTTTATGGATGCTCAAGATATACTTATGGCTATTCACAAGATACAAAATCAAATAAAAGAAGGTGAATCTATTGAAGATGATATGGATTTAGAGGAGAAATCGTTCAAAGCTGGCTTCTCAGAAAAGTATGCCAAAAAATAGAGAGTAAGATTTATTTTATTATATTTGCATAATTGGCTAAAATTTATTATGTCGGAGTATATACAAGTAAATAGTTTGAAGTTTAAACTTCCCGTAAAGCCTAAGAAAAAAGAAATACTGTTTTCAGATTTAAAAAAGAAAGACCAGAAGTGGAAAAGAACAGAAATGCCAGATGGTCTCAGTCAAGAAACTGTTTCAAAATATTCTTGGTTTATAGACCAAGAGTTTAAACGAAGAGAAGAAGGGGTCTGGTTTATGAATAATGGTGTGCCTACCTACATAACTGGAGAACATTACTATTATCTAAACTGGTGCAAGATGGACGTAGGATATCCTGAGTACAGAGATAGAGACAGAAGGTTTTTTATATTCTGGGAAATATGCAAGGAAGATCCTAATTCTTTTGGGATGGTAATGGTAAAGCATAGAAGAGAGGGTGCTTCCTACAAAGGTGCTGCTATGTTGCTACATGAAATAACATCAAGATACAATTCTCATGGAGGTATAACTAGCAAGACTGGTGCTGACGCTAAATCTTTGTTTACAGATAAATTAGTTTATATGTTTAGAAGTTTGCCTTTCTTTTTTCAGCCTATAATAGATGGTAGTGACAATCCTAAAAGCACACTTAGTTTTAACACACCAGGTCAGAAGATAACTAAGAACTTTTCCAAAGTTACAAAGTCAGAAGCTTTGAATAGTAAAATAGACTGGAGAAACACTAGAGAAAACTCTTATGACTCAGTAAAGCTAATAAGGTATCTATGTGACGAGGCTGGTAAGTGGACAGAGGCTAGTGTAGAAAAAAACTGGGAAGTTGTAAGATCTTGTTTAACATTAGGAGATAGAATCATAGGAAAATGTTTTATGCCTTCCACTGTCAATGAGCTTGAGGTTTCGGGTGGTGAGAACTTTAAAAATATATGGTATGACAGCGATGTAAAAGACAGAGATGCTAACGGAAGAACTAGATCTGGTATGTATTCTTACTTTACTCCAGCTTATGATGGGTACGAAGGATTCATAGATGAGTACGGATTTTCTGTGATTGATACACCAACAAAAGAACAGTCTAAATTTATAGGTAAAAGTATTGGATCTAAAGAGTATTTACAAAACATAAGAGATGCCTATAAAAATAATACTACTAAATTGTCTGAAGAAAAAAGACAAAGACCCTTTACTATAGATGAAGCTTTTAGAAGTGACTCTAGACATAGTCCCTTTGATGTTGAAAAGATATACCAGCAGATGGATTATAACGAGCAAGCTACAAATCTAGTGGTAAAAGGAGACTTTATATGGAAGGGTGGAACTCAGGATGGAAAAGTTCAGTGGGTTCCTAATTCAAAAGGTAGGTGGAGAGTATCTTGGTTGCCGCCAGAAGATAGGAGAAACAAAATAAAAGAAGTTGGAAACAGAAAAGCTCCTGCTAATAGTATGGAGATGGTGGCTGGTTGTGACCCTTATGATCACGACACTACTACTGATGGTAGAAGATCTGATGCTGCTTGTTATGTTTACAAAAAGTTTAGCATGATGGATGACTTCTCAAATCAGTTTGTTTGTGAATACATAGCTAGACCTCCTAAGGCTGAGATGTTTTACGAGGATGTGATAAAAACTTGTGTATACTATGGCTGTCCAATACTTATAGAAAATAACAAGGTCGGTATAATAAAGTATTTTGAAAGAAGAGGATACTATGAATACCTGATGGATCGACCAGAGTCCACTCACACTAGCAATAGTAGAGCTCAAAAAACAAAAGGTATACCATCTACTGGTGTAGCTGTCTTAAATGCTCAGACAGAGGCTGTGGCTAGCTATGTTTATGATCATATAGGTTACAACGAGGATACTGGAGAGATGGGTAAATGTTACTTTAACAGACTACTAAATGACTGGAGCAGGTTTGAGCCAGACAATAGAACTAAGTATGATGCTACTGTTGCTTCCAGTTTAGCTCTGTTAGCTTCACAAAAACACGTTAGACAAAAGAAAGTTAGAAAAATAAATCTTAACTTTGTAAAAAAATATAATAATACAGGAATAATATCTAAGAGAATATAAATGAAAACTCAATTTGAAACTATAGGAGGATATCCAACGGTCTTTGCTACCAATGAAGAAAAAGCTACGAAAGAGTATGGTCTTCAATACTTAAAAAGAATGTATTATGATTATAAGAATAATACTGACTTAAGCTACCAGGATAGAAAAAGACAATATGAAAAAATGCGTGCTTACGCAGAAGGCACCCAAAGTGTGTCTAAATATAAAGATATTCTTGACGTAGAGGGTGATACTTCTTACATGAATATAGACTGGACTCCAGTTTGTATAGTCCCTAAGTTTGTTGATGTTATTTCTGGTGGGATGTTTAATCAAGAATTTAAAGTTAGAGCAAACGGAGTAGACAAGCTATCTATAGATCAAAGAGATGATAAGGCTAGAGGACTATTTGCTGACATGAAGACAGCACCTCTTAGAGCTAGCATGTCAAAAATTACAGGTCAAGATTTTACCAAAAAGGGATTTGTTCCTGAAAGTATACAAGAGTTACAGGTATATATGGATATGCACTTTAAACTAGCTCAAGAAATATCTCTTGAAAATGGTATAGAGTATGTATTGCAAAATAATGATTTCAGTGAGACCAGAAAAAGAATAATTAGAGATTTAGTTGTTATTGGAACAGCAGCTGTAAAAACTTACATAGATGCTTCTCATGGTATAAAAATTAAATATGTAAATCCTACACAGCTAATAACTTCATATTCTGATTCTCCTAGTTACAAAAATATAAATCATGCTGGAGAGATATACACTATTAGTATATCTGAGCTAAAAAGAATAGCTGGGGATGAGTTTACAGAAGATGAATATAAAGAGATTGCTGAAAAGTATGGTAAGAAAAATGAGGATGACACTTTGTTTGGAAGATCATTTTCTAATCATGGTGATTATGCTAGCGAGTACGATAAGTTTTCTATAGAGATTATGGATGCTGAGTTTATTAGCACATATGAGTTAAATTATGAAAAGAAAGAAAATGCTTTTGGAGGGTTCTCTCTTAGAAAAAAAGAAGGTAAATACAAAACTCCTAAAAACTCTAAATACAAAAGGGAAAAAGTAAGCAGCACTGTAAAAGCTGTATATAGTGGTAAATACATTGTAGGATCAGATTATATATTTAACTACGGTCTTGCAAAGAATATGTCTAGACCAAAAAATAATTTAGCTGAAACAAAGCTGTCATATACAATATATTCACCGAACTTAAACAAGATGCGTAATGTTTCTATGGTTCAGAGAATGATACCTTTTGCAGATCAGATACAACTAGCACATCTTAAGATGCAACAAGTTATGGCTAAGGCTAGACCAAAAGGAGCTGCTTTTGAAATAGGATCTTTAGAGAATGTATCTAAAGGTGATGGAGGTACTTTTACACCACTTGAACTACAGGAGATATTTGATCAAACTGGTAATATATATTATAGGAGAACTGATGATGAGGGTAACGCTACTAATGCTTTTCCAGTTCAAGAGTTGGAGAATGGTATAGGTAGGGATATGATGCAGTTGATACAGATATATCAACATAATCTAAATATGATACGTGATGTGACTGGAGTAAACGAAGCTAGAGATGGTGCTAAACCTTCCAGCGATGCACTTGTTGGTATACAGAAGATGCAGCTAATGGCTTCAAATAATGCTACTAGATCTGTTAATGATGGGTATCTAAAAATAGTTGAAGATACTGGCGAGTCTATATGTTTAAAGCTACAAGACATAGTTAAGTATGATAAGCCATTTAGTGGGTATATGAAAGCTTTGGGTCAAGCTGTTATGAAAACGGTTAACTTAAACAAAGATATATCCTTGCATGAGTTCGGTATAGATATTCAGGTAGAGCCTGATGAGGAGGAGAGAGCACAGTTGGAGCAGTCTATACAGTTATCTTTAGCACAAAAAGAACTTAGACTAGAAGATGCTATAATAATAAGAGATATTAACAATGTTAAGTTAGCAAACAGAATGCTAATTCTAAGAAGAAAGAAATATCAGAAAGAACAGATGGCTATAGCTCAACAACAAATACAAGCAAACTCTCAACAACAACAGCAATCAGCACAAGTTACAGCTCAACTAAAACAAGGAGAGATGAATATGCAATCTCAGTTAGACGCTAAAATGAAACAGTTAGATGCCGAGTTGGAAATAAGAAAAATGCAGATAGAGTTTGAAATGAAAAATCAGTATGAGCAAGCTGCACATCAAAGAGAGCTTGAAAAAATACAAATAAATAATCTGGGCAAGATTGAGGCTAACAGAACTCAAGGTAAATCTAGAGAAAAAACTGTTGCCAAGAGTGCACATTTCCAATCAAAAATGATCGAACAGAGAAAAGGGAATGAAGCACCTATAGAAGATCCAGATATAATGATGTAAAAAAAATTGTTTAGATTTTGTGTTTATAATTATAAATACATTATTTTTGCAACAAGGTTTAATTTAATACAATAAAATATGGCAGATGATATGGGCGATTTAATCGCTGAACAATTAAGTGGTGAAGTTGTTCAAGAACAGCCTAAAGAACTACAAAAAGAAGTTGTAGATTTAACAGGAGGTTCAGAAGTTCAACAAGAGACCACAGAAGTAAAAGAAGAATCTAGTGAGGCTACTCAAACTCCTAGTGAGCAACCAGTAGAATCGCAAGATACTAATGACCGTTCTTTACATAGTGAATCTAATGACCAATCTCAACAGAGTGAAGTCAGCGAAGAATCTCCAGAAGAAGCTCAAGGACGTTTTTTAAATTTTATAAACGATCAGTTTGGAACAGAATTTGAAGACGTAAGCTCCTTTAGAGATGCTTTGACTCGTAAAAAATCAGAATTTGCTAACGAGCAGTTAGAAAAGATGAATCAATTTGTTAGCGAGACAGGCAGAACTATTGCTGACTATATAAGAACTCAAACTGTTGATTACTCTAAAATGTCTAATGAGGACGTTATGAGGATACACATGGCACAAAATAATCCTGAATTAAGTAGGGATGAAATAAATGTCTTGATAGACTCTAAGTACAAACTAGACAAGGGCAAGCACAGTGAAGCAGATCAAACTCTGGGAAAGATTGAACTAAAAAAAGATGTTTCTCAAGCCAGGAAAGATCTTATGGACATGCAGGAAAAATATAGAATGCCTGTTGAAAACAATGAAGCCTCTAGCGAGGAATCTGAGTCCGTAAGAAAGGAATGGGTTGAAACAATGTCTAATGAAGTTGATGAAGTTGAGTCAATAACATTTGAAATGAATGAGAATGGAGAAGAGTTTACTTTCCAACTGACTGATGAACACAGGCAGGGGTTAGTAGATTCCAACTCTGATCTTAATAATTATTTTGATAGGTATATTGATGAAGACGGAAACTGGGACTTTGATAGGTTAAACACTGAAATGTTTGTCTTAAACAACTTTCAAGACATTATAAGAAGTGTAGCAAATCAATATAGATCTAAAGGTACCGAGCAGGTAGTAAAAGATATTAAAAATCCTTCGTTTGACAACACAAATAAAGTTGCTACATCAAAAGAAAGATCTGTTTTAGATGAGTTAGATGATCGAATGTATGGGAAAGGTTCAATATGGAATCGATAATAAATATATAAATTAGTTAAAATAATAAAAAAATGGCTACAGTTAATATACCTTCGGGAATGACGTTAAAACCCACAGCTCTTCAGGTTGCTACCAACGAGAACTATGTGAGTGCTTTAACGACAAACTCGTTAAGACAAAGAGATGTTTCTGAAAAGCTTGTTAAGCGTTATGGCGAGCAAGGGATTACAGGACTACTCGAGCTTATGGGTGCTAAGGCTCCTACAAGCAATACTACGTTTGAACACTATGAAGAAGCGTTCTTACACAATAGTATAAAAATTCAAATTGGCTCAAACAGATCTGCTGGTTATGAAGCGGCTATGACAGCTACTATACAAACAGGATCTTTTGTTGAAGACTTTATTGGAACAGATGATTTTTCAGCAGTACGTGTTGGTGACATACTAAGATTCCCTGATGGGGATATGGTGTATGTAACAGCATCTGCTATGCCTTCTGCTTCTACTAGAGAGTTCACCATGTTCTCAGTTAGTAAAGACGGTTTAACAACTGCTAAATCTACTGGAGTTGATTATGAGATGGCTATCGTTGGTAATGCTCACCCAGAGGGTGGTCCACAGCCAGATGGTTTATCTCCAAGAGTTCACGAATACTCTAACAAGTGTATGATCTTAAAAGAATCTTTTGAAGTAACAGGTTCTGAGGCTACAAACATTGTATACGTAAAAGTTGACAATGAAAAAATGGGCTCAGGATACGTATGGTACTTAAAAGGTGAAGCGGACACTTATAAGAGATTCTTAGACTACTCTGAGATTATGATGCTTTTAGGTGAGAACATAGATAATGATAACCTTAATGGTGACTCAACATCTCAAACACTAACTTTTAAAAACGGTGAATCTATAAACTCTTCTACTATTAGAGGAACAAAAGGTTTACTACCATTTATTGAGGAGGATGGACAGTCTATGGACTTGGGTTCTGCATCTATCACAATGGCTGACTTTGACGCTATCGTTAAGTCTCTAGATAAATTCCGAGGTGCAAAAGAGTACGCTCTTTACGCTGGTATCAACTTATCTTTAGATATTGATGATTTATTAGCTGCTCAAGGTGCTTACGCTGCTGGTGGTGCTAACTTTGGTACTTTCCAAAACAATAAAGACATGGCGTTAAACTTAGGGTTTAATTCTTTCACAAGAGGTGGATACACATTCCATAAGAAAACTTATGATTTGTTTAATCACCCTAACTTATTAGGAGCTTCAGGACATCACTTCCCTGGCTACGGTCTTTGTATTCCTATGGATACACAGAGAGATGCTAGATCTGGAGAGAGTATCCCATCGTTGAGAATACGATTTAAAGCTGCTAACGGTTATTCGAGAGACATGGAGCACTGGTTAACAGGTTCTGCTGTTCTACAAAACAAAACTAATACTTCTGACGTGTTACAATCACACTACAGATGTGAAAGAGGTTTTGAAGGATTTGCGGCGAATCGTTACATGTTAATCAAGAAATCATAATTATTAACCTATTAAAAGTTTTATAAAAAATGGAAAAGTATTTATATTTCTGCAAAGGAGGAAGTGGTGATAAGTTATTTAACGCTGCTCACGATGTTGCTGTTTATCCAGTAAGTAGTTTTAGAGGATTTACTAATCAGACTACAACACAAACTCATCTTGGTATGTTATTTGCACCTATTGAGGGTCAAATTGATAATGCTGACGTAAGTGATGTTGTTACTCTAACTATTACTTCTGATAAGCATAAAGAGGTTATTGAGGCTATTTTAGCTGCTATAGACGCACCTAAAGTTGCTGGTACTGGCAAGAGCATGATTGTTATTGCTGACCTTATGCTACAGGACTTTTTGCCAGTAGGACCTGATTCATCAGGAAATGCTGTTGCGATTTCTGACATGTCAATAACTGTTCAGGTTGGAGCTGCTTCTTAATAGCACTTTGCTAACTGTCTTGAAATGATATACAGGCAGTATAAAGAACATATCTGAGGAGGGGGAGTATTTCTCCCTCCAAGGGTATTTTAATAATAATTTTAATTTAATTTTAGAAATGACAAAGAAAAAAAACAATCCCACAAAGACTGTAGAACCAGCTGTTAAGAAAACTGTTGAGACTCCTACAGCAAAAAAATCAAACACACATGGTATAAATAATTTAAACAAGGGTAAGGATCTTAATAAGCCTGTTACCTATAGACTTGTAAAAGAAAGTAGAGATAGCAAAGGTAGAGTTAAGTTCTCTCTTGTTTATATGTTAAAAGCTGAGGACATTATATATGATCCAGAAACAGGTGTAAACAGAAAAATAAGATACATACCTGGTGAACCATCAATATTCGAAGATGAACAAAAAGAAGAGTCAAAAGTAAAATCACCTATTACGTTTACTAACGGATTCTTAATGGTTGATAGAACTAATCCTACTCTTAGAAAGTTTATGGATGCTTGTAATGCTAATAGAAGTAATCCAAACAGAATACCTAATTCTAGAGCAGTTTTCTATATGGTTGACAACGAAAAGAAAGCACAAGAAAAGATGCAGAAGAGTATGAAAGAAATGGATGCTATCAGAACTGTATTTGAAATGGAACTTGATAAACTTATCGGTTACGCTACAGTATTAGGAGTAAATACTAAAAAGTCTACTGATGAGATTAGATATGATATGAAAGTTTTAGCAGAGAAAGATCCTGTATCTTTTATAGCTGGACTTGACGATCCAAAGATGGATATCAAACAAACCATAATGAGAGGTAAAGAATCTGGTATTATAGATTGGGACAGCCAAAAGATAAGCTGGGTGCAAGGGGATCAAAGACCTGTGATCACTCACATACCTCTTGGTGTCAAGCCAGTTGACTGTTTAGCTGATATGTGCATGACTGATAAAGGTAGCGGTATCATTGATCAGATAAAAACTAAAATGAAAGTTTTAGGATAACAGATATATACATATCAGTATTTAAAGGGGGTACATTGTTGTTACCTCCTTTTTTTTTGCTATATTTGTCTGAAAAGGATTTAAGATGACAATAGATGAGTTATACAGGTTTGTTCAGTTCATGGCTAACAAAGAGCAAAGAGGGTTCATAAAACCATCTGAGTTTAACTTATTAGCACAACAGGCTCAATTAGATTTGATACATGACAGAGTTGCAAGGTATAAGACTGAAGCGGAGTCTAGAACTAAGGCATCCACAGCTCTTGTGCAAAACCATTCTGTTCTTGATGATATAAGAAGTGTGGTGTTTAGGAAAAAACTTGTGTATGACGATTCTGGTTTAGGAGTGTGGAAGTATCCTGTAAATGAATTTGATAGTGTAACAAAAAAGCAGAGTGGTGAATACTTGCACTTTTTAAGACTTTATCATGGATCTTCTGCAAATAGCTCAAGCGATGTTTTGCCTGGACAAATTCACACAAATGATGACGGTGGAGAGCCGAATAAAGAACTTAGAAGGGGTAGAATAGATCTAATAACACATGATCAACTATCTTACAGGCTTCACAGTGAAGTGCTATATCCAGGTCCTCATCACAAGGTGGCTGTAATGTTTGACAAAGGATTTGAGATATATGGAAAAGATCTTGGGAGTGGTGAAATAATAGAGTTTAAGTCAGATGACATTGATAATGTATTCCTTGTTTACATAGCTAAACCACCTTCACC